GAGTAATATAATATACTACTGCGTTATTATTTTGCTTAATTGGTAATATTATTACCAAATCAGTAATTGGTTATGATAACTTCTTTAAATTCTGCACGATTTTCAGCGGTTGCTGGGAGCAAGTTTTGCCTGCTTACGCACTTAATATGGTAACCTTTATACAAGTCACGAATGAAATCGCAATCGTTATAGGATAGGATAAAACGCCCTTTAATCCCCTTTAAAACGGCATTTAAACGGATATGGTCATCTTTATTAAACTTAGTATAGTTGCGGTTATAGTAGCGTTCCGATGCTACATATGGCGGATCTACATAAAACAGAGCAGAATCACGGTCATATGTTTTAATAAGGTCTTCAAAATCCCTGTTTTCAATGATTACACTTTTTAATCGCTCCTTGTACTTTGGTAATTCAGAAACGATATTATAAATTGTTTTAGGGGCGGTCGCAAAAGAATTTCTATTGCTACCAAAGCTACATTTAATCAAGTAAAGATATCGTGCTGCTCTTTGCAGGTCAGTAAGCTCAACCTGATTCTCAATCTCATAGCGATATTGCGAAAACAGCTCTCGAGACTGTAACCAATCAATCTCCTTTTGTAGAGCAGAACAATTGTATTTTATCTGCTTATAAAGGTTAATAAGGTCGCCGTCAATATCATTAAATATCTCCATTTGACCTTTGATTTTATCCTTACCGAATAAGACCCAGCCTGCACCGCCACACACCTCTATGTAGCGGTTACAGTCACTGGGAATAAGTGAAATAATCTGATTTTTAAGGTGACTTTTGCCACCAATCCAGCCGATAAAGCTACGCATTTTTTTACCTCCATAATAACTTTTAGGGGCGTTATTATGGATATGTAATATTAACCTAACGCTTTCTTTGCATTTGCAATTTTCTTATCTTTAGCCCAATTGCAATCATTGATAAGATGATAGATAGCATTGATTGTCTTTTCGCCGACAATACCATCAACTGTGACCTTACCTGCTCTCTGTGCTTCTTTAACAGCTTTCAGAGTGCCGTCACCGAAACCATTTGAATTATCGACTTTCGTCTTGATGATACCCATATTGTAGAGTGTAATCAACTGTTTCTTGAATGCAAGTGTTGCCGTATTATGTGAACCGTATTTAATCATTTCCTCATTCTCCTTATTTGATGTTTTACCGCCGAGATGTGCAGTTACTTCGTCTGCAAGATTGCCAAGCCTGTTATAGAGCCAGTCGCCCGGGCAGGATTTATTTGCAAACCACCTATGTACAGTCAAGACCATTTCACCTGATTTTGGCGAATAATTTAGCGTCTTGTCCTCATTACCGAACCAAAGCAGTTTAGTCTTGCCGTTACGCTTGCAGATGTCAACGCAGAGTGCAACGAGTTTGTTATACACCTTGCTGTTCATGGTGTACGGAGCTACCGTGTCGCTTGCACATTCGATTGTGACTGCACGCTGGTCATTTGCGTTTGATGAACTGCACCAAGAACGATTCCCTTCATCAACACAAAGCAACACTCTGCCGTCATAGCCGATTCCGTAGTTACAGCTTGCCTCACAAGCTGTGTTCTGAAAAATGTTTCCGAGTGTTTCAACGCTACACTGACCTACAACGCAATGCGGAGTAATGCGGTCAATACTGTGTGTGCGTTTACCGCTGTGGTTTGGGCTTAATTTTGTGTAATTAACAAGTTTTGAATTACTCATAATTATTCCTCGCTTTCGCAAATAATTTTTTTGTTTTCAAACTTTTTGTATGCGTCAAGATACATTTCGTTTTTATCGCCGTTGTATGTACATTCGTAGTACATACCGTCGTGTAATGTTGTGCTGATAAGGCATTTGTGGTTTTGCAAAGTCTTACACGACCACACTACAAAAGTGTCAAAATCAGGTGTATCATCTGACTTATCTATGTGATTTAACACATACTTGTTTACCTCAGATGTTGCAAACTTAATAAAATTTGCATTTGTCATAACTATTCCTCGCTTTCATCTGTTTTTACTTCGACTGTTGTCTTTAATCTTTTAACGATTGATACTAAAAACTTCGGCAATGGGATTCCGATTTCCGAAAGGTTTTCAAGGATTGAAATTAATTCGTTGATGATAAACCAAATCGTCACAATCATGCCGATACAGTAGTTAATCCGCAGGTCGATTCCGCAGTTGACAAGTGCCGAGCTGATGAGATAATCTGCAACAATTCCGACCGCTACAGCTACGATATAGCCTACCTTTTTGATAATGCCTGTTACACCGACACGGCTGTTAAGCGTGTGACTGATGTATGCCTGCGCCATTCCTGTGATATAGTCGATAATCATTACCGCAATCATCACCGCAAACGGCACAAGCAAGATGTTAAGATATGCGACAATAGCACCGCATACCGTGGCAAATAATGCCTGTAAAATGTTTTCTTTCATTGTTTACACCTCGCTTTCTATCGGCTCGTCAACGGTTGGATTATCACCCCAAACTGCCATAACGGCATTGTAATATTCGTCTGACAGCACCGTTTTAAGCTGTTCTCTGCCCGATTTGCTGTTCATGTATGCATTGCGGATGTTACCGCCTACCTGCATTTCTTCACCGTTAAAGGTCAAAAACTGCTGTCTGAGTACCGAAACGCTGTCCTTTGTGAGCATATCGAGTGTGATTTTTTCTTTAAGTTCCATTATTTTTACCTCCGTTATTTAATTTTGTACAAGCAAATCACATTAATTTGCTCGCCGTCTGCAAATGTGTAAGCCGTCTTATCCTGAGTCGAAAACTGTAGCCAAGTGTTATTTTTCGGAATGGCAAATTTAAAGAGCTTGCCAAGGTTTGAAATACCGACACAAAAAACATTGTCCTCGGAAATACATTTGTACGGCAAATCAATCAGCGGACACATGCTATTGCCGCCAAGAGATACTGCGTTCATTTTGACCGTTGCACTGACGATTACGATGTCACCAATCGTCTTATATGTACAGTTTGCACTTTTGATTTTATCGGTGACGGTTGAATACGGTGTGAGTGTTGATGTACCACTTTCAATATTTGACGAATCGTATTTAGTTGCCAAGGCGGTTTTATCGGCTTTAACAAGTAGAGCGCTGTAAACCGCTCCGCTTGTGAGATAACACGGGCTGTTATTTTTTGGTTCGCTGTCGAACGGCATTGAATCGAGCTTTCGGGCAAGTTTTTTATCTGTTCCTTCTCGTGTATATGCGTCTGAAATGCCGTACCCTGCGAGAGTATTGGCTTTATCAGCTTTTTTTGCAAGATTTGTGTCGACTGTATCAAGCCTTGCCCCAAGTGAATTAGAACCACCTCTTGCCGTGGCTATTTCGGTTTCAAGTGCAATTGCCCCGTCTGTTGCCCGTTCAATCCCCTCGTCCATATGGTTGAGGTTGTCGGCATTGAGGGGCGGAGCAGAGCCGTTCACAAAGACAATTTTATTGTATTTGTTCATTTTCTTTTACTTCCTTTCCTAATCGTTTTTCGCCCTTTGATGTGAGGGCAGTTATAAATCCGTCCATTTTCTTATTGAACACAAATGTTTCGATTGTCGGCAAATCTTCAAACGGAGTTTTAATTGTGTACTTATCGCCTGCCTCAAGCCACCAATACGAAAACAGCTTAATTTTTGTCGGGCGGTATTTATATACATCACCAAAAAAATTAACAGAATTATATTTTGTGCCGATATCACTTGCTGTTGTTCTGCACCTCATCAAAATGTTATCGGAAACATACCAAGAAAAATCGTTACTGTTGCCATACAAAAACGCTTTTTTATCAGCAAATTTAGCACTGTACATACGGATAGGCTCAAGTTCGTAATCTTCAAAGGATAAATCTTTGTACGAATCGATTGTTTCAACGGAAGATTGAGAATACAGCCTTTTAAAACGCATTTTTCCGTCGGCATCTATAACGGCAAAGCTCAAAGTTAACTCTGCATAAGCTTGGATTAAATCTGACAAGGTAATGTCCTTTATAACCTTTTCCACGCAGGTATCGTCAAATTTCAGCGGTACACTAAAAACAGATAAGCTCGGCGGTGAAACCCCTGTAATTGCATAATCTTTGGCAAATTCTGCGATTATTGAATAAAAGCTCTTAAAATTATCGTCTTTTTGATAGTGCGCATAACCATAAGCAAAACTGCCGTCCTCGTTCTCTTTGCCTGCAAACCACAAAGACATATCCACCTTTGACATATCATAAAAAGCGTCATAGGCTGTGATTTTGACGATGTTACGCTGTTTTTTATCTCTTTGAGCCGACTGAATTTTACCGTAGAAAACAGGACATTCAACCGTTCCTGTTTCGGCAGGACAAATAAGAGCATTTGACGGGTACAAATCATCTGACGGATACAGCTCCGGTTCAAGATATGTTGCCGTTATGATGACCTGTACCGTCTTTCCTATCAAAGCCGAGCAATCATAATCAATGAGTTTCACGCTCATTTCAGAGGCTATGCAACCGCCGAATTTCAATTCTTTTTCAACGATTTCATTTTCAAGCGAAAAACTGTCAAGCACGATACTTTCGCCGGTTATATCCTCAAAACTGCCGTCAGGAGAATGCAGGGCAACGGTGTTGTAAAGTGTGTTTGTTTTCAGCTTATCAGCAATTTCTTTAGATACAAGCATTTTTAAGAATCACCCCTTAATACTCAATCAGCTCAACCGTAATCGGCTGATAGGTTATATCACTTTTTTCGGCATTCATTACGGTATATTCAATATCGGGAATATAAAAATAAGAGGTGTAATAGCTGTTCGTTTCATCGTTCCAATAAGTTACCCTGCACTTTCTCTGTAACTTATTCGCCATTGAGAGGTTGATAATCGACTGAAAATCAATCTTTTCGTCAAGATGAAGAATGTGAGTTGAAAACGAAATTTTTGTTTTGTAATTTGGCAGCGTTGCCCTTTGAAGCGTACCGTTCTGATCTCGTTCCGCAGAAGTTTCAAGTCGCTGATTCGGAGTTGACGAAAATGCGGTAATGTACTTATTCGGCATTATGTTGTTGCCGAATTTAAGCAAATAGCCGTTATAATTTGACATATCATTTCCCCCTTTATGCGAATGCGGATTTACCGTTGTGTCTGCGTCTGTAAAGCTCATCCTGTCTTATCATTTCTTCAAAAAGCGTTGAACCCTCAAGCTCGGCAGTAAACGAATAAGTGTTGCCGCCGTTATTGCGAAAGATAATGAACATTTCATAAATGTGTTTAAGCAGGTCAAGAATTTGTGTGAGAATCACTGTATCCTGACCGCCCGAATTGTCGAGCATACCCTGTAACTTGTTAAGAGGGGAAATAACCTCAGGGTTACCGCTGTTAGCGCCTGCGTTATCGCCGACAACCGCAAGTGTCGGAGCCTTAACAATACCGCCTTTTGCAAATTTTCGTGCCGGTGATTCCGTGGGTTCTTCAAATCTCGGAATAAGAGGCGGATTTTCAGGCATTGAAAAGCTCCAATCCTGTCCAAATGCCGCGCCGATAACACCCGCAATTCCGCCGATTGAATTAACAACGCCAGAAACAAAGTTATAAATGCCCGTCCACAACGCATTTATGCCGTCAATGATAGCGTTTATAATAAACTTAAACACGGCACAAATGCCGTCCCAAATGCCTTTGAAGAAGTCATAGATACCCTGCCATGCTTTGTTCCAATCGCCTGAGAAAACACCTGTAATGAAGTCAATTAGACCGCCGAATGTTTTCTGTATAGAGGTAACCAACCCACCGATAAATGTAAACACATTATCAAACACCCTTTTTACGGCATTGAAAACATTCTGAAATATAGGTCCCCAAAAACTGACAAGCCAGTTTACAAACGGTGACAGGAAGTTATTCCACACGGTTGAAACACAGTCTGCAACCTTGCCGAAGAAGTTTATTGCACCCTCAAAAACAGGCTTCAGCCAGTTTTCCCAAGCTGATTTTACGATTGCTACGATAAAATCCCACGCAGGCTTAATCCATTGATTGTAAACATTCATCAGGGTTGTGCCGATATTGGTAAACATATTGCAGACATTCTGAAAAATCTGCTGTCCGTTGCCGTTCCACCAATTACTGATAATTGTTCCGATATCTCCGAAAATTTGACCGATAAAGTTAAACACATCTGCAAACTGCAATTGTAAATTTTCAAGAAATTCTGTGATTGTTGCACCGTCATTTTCAGTCCATTCAACAAGGCTTTCGGTTGCAGTTGAAAACGCACCCGAAACAACTTCGCCGACTGAGCCCGCAAAGGTTGTAAGATCGCTTAAAAGATTGGAAATTGATTCTTCCATTTGAGGGCGAACATTGTCAATTGCATTGCCTGCAAGTGTACCGAAATTATCAAAAAAGATTGAAAGGTTGTTATAGCCGTTTGTAAGATTGTTGCCTATGGTGTCTATAAAGCCGATAATCTTTTCCCTGTCTTTTGAAATCCACTTAGCAACACCGCCTGAAATGGTCTGAAACGACTTTCCGCCGATTGTCGCAACCGCTCCGAATGCGGAGCCAATTGCCCCGAGTTTTGCGGAACCGACCTTTTGCATTGTGCCGAATGCCTTTTGAACTATGGGAACAGCATTATCAAAAACGGTCTTGCAGTTCTTGCCTATAGCTGACCAATCAACCTTGTTAATACCTTTCTGTACATTCTCGACAAAGCCTTTGAATCCGCTTTTTTCGTATAGATTTTTGAATGCTCCCGAAAGGTTTTTGCTTGTGTCCTTGACAACATTCTTTGCAACAGCTCCGCCTGATGAACCGCCTGAAGAGCTTTTTGATGAGGAGGTGTCTGACTTTGAAGATGAGCTGTCAGAGCTTGAAAGCACATTCAGCTTATCAAAGCCCGCAACACTTCTCTTTGCTTTTTCGGAACTTTTCTGAACATTATCAAGTGACTTTGAACTGTCATCTGCCGTATCCGTAAGGCTTTTGGCAGAATCGGACGCAGATTTGATATTGCTTGCGGTGTTGTTGCCTGTATCCCAGCCGAAGACCTTTGAAAGCGATTCAACCGCACCTTTGGCATATTCCGTTAAAGTTGCAAGTGCGGAACTCAACCGCTTTACAACCTGAGTTGCCACCTGAAGAATAGGCTGACCGACTACGGCAAGGAGCTGTTTCCAACTTTCTCTGAGGTTGCCTGTTACATTCTCCCAACCGTCTGCTTCACGGCTTGCCTGTCCCATAGCACCCGAAAGCTGATTAGCGTCCTTAACCATTTGCAAAAGCGTGAGCTGTTTCTGCGATTCCGACAAATCCATAAATGACTTGCCATACAACTTATTAGCCGCCGCATTTCGTGTGGTTTCAGTACAGGACAAACCGAGTGCGGCATCATTTTCAAAGTTGCCTTTGAGAAACGATTTCAGGCTTTCTGCGGTGTCTTCAAGCGAACGGTCATAATATGCGGCACTGTCGGCTGTTACCTGCAAAGCCTCCTGCATCATACCCAAAGCACTTGAACTGTCCATACCCGTAGTTTTTGCAAAGGCATAAATGCTTGTGCCGACACCCTGTAATCGGGTTTCAAGAATACCGCTTTGATCGGCAACGCTCTGAATGGCTGATTCTGCCTGCGACTGCATTGTACCGAATGTCTGCTCAAACTGCGAATTTGCCGCATTGACTTCCGCAGCCGATTCAATGCACTGCTGACCGAACTCCTTGATTTTAGCAACGGAAAAGGCGGCAACCACAGCCGTACCGATTTTCTTAAACGAAGATGAAACCGAATTGCTTAACTGCTCACCGCTGCCTTTGATGTTTGAAAACTCTTTCTCGGTTTTCTGAGAAACGCCCTCCGCAACCTTTGAAAAGGACTGTTTCATATCCGTGCTTACATTTTCAAAATCTTTTGAAAGACTTGAAAATGCCGAATCAAACTTTTTGGTAATTGAATCGGAAATCTTATGCAATGTTTTTGAAATATCATCACCTGTCAGCCTGACATCAAGTTCAATTTCACCCGCCTTTGTCGCCGTATTCACCACTTCCTTTCATTTTAGATTCTTTAAAAACAGGCATAAAAACAGCGCACACCGCTATGATGTACGCTTAAAAATTTTGCAAAAGAACAGCCACCCTGTTTGGAGTGGTTGTTTTTTTACAAGCTTGCAAAAAAGTTTTGAAATTCTGCAAGAACGGTGTTCATATCTTCGTCTGAACAGTGCTTTACATTCCTTGACCGCCATTTGTTGCGGATTTTATGCTGTGACGAAGTAAAGTTTTTCAAGACTTCTTTGTCGGTTTCAAGGCGAATTTGAACCGTTCTTGCAAGCGGTGTTTCGGGTCCTAAGCCTTGCAGAAGTGAGCAGAACTCATTCCAACTCATTTTAGCAAAATCCTTTGAATAAATGCTGACCCCGTACTCCGAGCGAAAGCTCGACACGATTAAATCAAAGTCATCAATCAGGTCGTAGCCGGGGTCTGAGCTTCCCCCTCGTCAGTCAAATCGCCTGTTGCAATTTTGGCAGATTCGCTGATAAGGGCGTTGAAATCGTGCATATTCAGCTTTAACTTTTCAATCTTTTCTCTCTCGGATTCATCAAAAAGAAGATGATACATTTCGATAACATCTTTACTTTTACCGTTGCCGTCCTCAAAAAGTGCCGCAACTTTGAGCATTGAAACTGCGTCATTGTTGATTGCAAGGTCAACATTTTTAACTCTGACACTCGGCTTTTCCTCAAAATTAAGTTTGTCTGTAATATCAATTAACTTTGACATAATCGTTCATTCCTTTCGTTTTTTAAGCGGCTGCTGTATATACGGGTTTACCGTTTGACATAACTTCAAATTCAAGCGGAGCAACACCCGTGCTTGCGCCTGCACCGTTTGATGTAACGGATACAACTGCATTTTTAAAGAGGACGGTTGCACCGTTGGGGAAGGTCCACATAAACGAAACTTCTGTCTTTCTGCCGTTTTCAAATGCAAGGGCGGCAATCTGGTCATTGCCTGCGTCACCGATTGTACGCTTGCCCTTTACCGAAATTGTGATTGACTTTGCTGTCATAAGCCTTGACTTCCAGCCCTCGTTTTCAAAGGCTGTCCATTCCTCGACACCGTTGTCAAATGCAACAGAAAATTCTTCGCAGTTAGCAATATTTGTCGTGGCGGATTCTGTTCCTGCCTTGCCAACCGCAAACTGATTTTCATAGCACGGGAATACTCCCGATTCAACTTTTGCCATAAAATTACTTCCTTTCGTAATAAAATTTAACTTCAATGACCTGCTCATACACACCCTTGTCGTCTGTTCCCACATCAACGGGTTCTTCCGTGAGCAGTTCGATTATATAGATTTTGTGTTCCTTAATTTCAACATTTTTAATGCCGTAAAGCGTTTCGTAAAGTCTGCGTGCAAACTCCTCGGCTTCTCTTGCGTTGTCGGTGTAATGGATAAGCAAAGACACGCTTATTGTATCGTAGGTGCTTTCACCGCCGATTGCCCTTGTGGGTGTTCCCGACTGCTTTAATGAATACACACCGATGGACCTGTCCTGCTTGTTGTCAAGCTTGCCGATGTAATAATGCTCGGCTGAGGTAACGCTTTTGAGCCAATCTCTGATGTCCGATAAGTAAATCAAAGTCCTGTATTTCTCCTATATATTTTAGTGAATGTTTGACTGCAAAAATTCTGCCGTGTACCGCCCTCAAGCCACGGTGAGAACCATTTACCGCCGGCGGCAATGTTTTCCTTACGGCTGAAATTATACTCGGGATGAAAATACAACCGTCTTGCATACGGAGTATCTGACACAATTTTAACTATCCCCTTTGCACTTTGTGAATAATCAACAGCGGTACTATCGTCTTGAAGTATGCTTGTATCAAACGGCATTACCTGCTTGTTTTTCACCCGTGTAAGAAGTGCGTCACCTGTCTGTTCAAGAGCCTGTTGCTTTGCCCTATCAAGCTGTTTTACAACAGGCATATTGAGTTTGATTTTTGATGATACCGAAAATCCCATTAAATCACATCCAATTCCGTAAAATTAACTTTGCCGTCGGGGTTGCGGTGTTTTGTACCCTGTACGATGTTTCGTTTTACGCCGTCAAGGATTACAAAGCCACCGCTTAAAGTGGGGCTGTCGGGAGCAATGTCGCCGTCAAAAAGCAAGACAGCCGACACCTGAACAATTTTCTGCTCTTTGGTATAGACCGTCTTTGCCTTTGACTGCATATTACACAAGGCAGAGCCACCGTGCAGGGTTGCTGACGGGTACAAGCTGTCGGAGGGATACAGATTTTTGCATTCAAACACGGTCAGGGGTGCTCCGTCTTCGGTAACACCCTCACCGTAGATTGTGACCTCGACAGGAGTTTTGCAGAACTGCTTTTTTACAAGTGACGGAAATTTCACGGTTTTCACGCACCTTTCAGATTGCAGGATAACAAAGTCCTGTTGATTTTAGCAACGCATAGAGGTCGGCAGGAATTGCCACTCCGCTGATACACATTAAGTTCCAGCTTACGCCAAATTCCATTGATGTGCCGTTGATTGAATAGCTTTTCAGGTAGGAAGAAATCATATCGGCATTTTCTTCTTCAAAAGCAGTAAGTCTGCTATGCACTCTGCCGATGATTCTCTTCTGCATTTCCGAAAGTTTTTCAAAATCAATGCGGTTAAAAGTCAGAACATCAATGTGTTCGGCAGAGATAATACTGTTTTCATCTCCACCCTGATGTTCAATGTAATCGGCATACATTACGCAACCGCCGTTGTGTCAACATCGGCATAAATGCTGTCAATTTTGCCGTCCTTGCCGTTCGGGAATACGAATGTGTCGGAAAGTGAACGGTTCTGATAGAGCCAGCCGTCACCCTCTGTGTGTGAGCCGGGAGCAAAGAAGTAAATGCTTGAAATCTTCGGAACAGTCTTGCAGGTTTCACCGCAAGCAACAAGAACATTGATTTTGTGAGCGCCTGTTGCAGGCTCAAAACCGCCGTCATCGGGGTTAAAGTTGAAGTTATCGTAGAAACGCTCATCGTCAATAACCTCGATGATAGGGCAACCGTCAATCTCGGTCACTCTTGTTTCAATGCCGATACCGCCCTCTGCAATCTGTGTAAGCTCAATCTTACGAGTGAACTCTGTTGACTGTTCAAGGCAGTCCATAATGTGAGATGTCACATAGGCAACAAGTGTGCCTCTTGCCTTGTATCTGCGGAGCTTGCCGGCAGAAAGAATTGTTTTGAGCTTTGAATAAGCGTTCTCCTTAGTCCACTCCGATGTCTTTGTTGAAGAATGGTAGCCGTCTGTTGCCTGAGCCTTTGCTGCAACCTTTGAGAAGAAAAGTGCGTCTGTTTCGGGAGCAACCTGTGTCTGCTCAAACACCTTTGAAATATTCTCAACCTTTGCGGTTGCGTTAGTTTCATCAACATCTGCCTTATCCACAAGGAACTCAATATCTCTGTCGTGCTCGCAAGTGAAAGGAACATCTGTCTGTGTATATTTGCCTTTGTTCCAACCGCCGTTGCGATTGTGGTTCTTAAAGCCTGATGTGCTCATCTGTGTGAAGTGGAAAGTTCTTGCGCCAACCCACTTTACATTTGAAGTGATGAATGGTGATGTAAGTGTGCCCTGAACAAGAATTTCGAGCAGATCAGGGCTGAACTGCTCGGCATAGTTATTTGTGTTTGCCATGATTTTTTCAATCCTTTCTTTGGTTAAATATTAAATCTGTTCCATTTTTTGGTAGGAACATTTGCCTTTGGTTTTGTACCGTCCGATGTACCGTTGCCGTCACCGCCGATTTTCTTAACTCCTGTGCCGTTCTCGGCAGGTTTGCCCTTGAGTGCGGGGATATCGTCAAGCACCTTTTTAACAGCCTCTGTCAGCTTTTCCGCATTGACCTTGCCGTCTGTCACAGCCTTTGAAAAGTCTGCAATTTTAAGCACATACGGAACGGTTGCAATGTCAACGCCCTGTTTTACGGCTTCGAGGGTTGCCGATTGGTTGACTTCTGCCGTGAGCTTTGCGTTGTTTGCAGATTCAACTTCCGACTGCATTTTTGCAAAGTCGGGAGTGTTCTCGGCTTTCTGCTTTTTAAAAGCACCGATAGCCTCTTTCATCTCATCGGCTGACAATCCCTGTTCCTTAAAATATGACTTCAAAACGGTGTCCTCTGTCACGCTCTGTTTGCCTGTAATAAGGCTTGCGAGCTTGTCGTAATCAAAGGCAGGAGCGTTTCCCTGCGGTGTTCCCTGCGGTGCAGGTGTCGGTTCATTGGGGGTTGGTGTTGGATTTGGTTCTGCCATTTTTTCATATCCTTTCAGTTTTTCGGGTGTCTCCCGTAATCAGTTCATAGAGTGTCTCTCTGTTTCAGTTTTGCACGGTGTCTCCCGTAGTTTAATGTCTTCGGACAATAAAAAAGCACCTTACATATTCGTAAAGTGCTTAATCCGCTTTTTCTGTTTTTTCTGTTTTAACTGCTTTGGCTCTCGGCTTTTTGGGAGCGTCAGGCTTGACCTCTTCTGCAAAACCACCGTCAATGAGTTCCTTTGCTCTCTGCTCGGAACATTCAAAAACTTCATTCACAGGTCGGGTTACATAACCGTTCTGCCTGTCATTAAATGCTGTTGTTACTCTGATTTTCATTCTGTCACCACCTTTCTAAACCGGTCGAAATCGACGGGTTTAAATGCAAAAAGCACCCTATAATCAACATTGCTGTCGATTATAAAATGCTCAATTCGTAATTTTATGCTGTTTTTGTGAATTGCATATAACAAAACCGCCCTTTTTACGGAGCGGTTAGATTATGCCACTATCTTTTAGATATTGCATTTTTTGTTTCTCTCTAAGCTTACTGTAAAGTGCTTCAGCATCTTTAGCTTCTTGTGGAGCATCTTCACGCAAAGTGACATTTAAACCATTTGTTACAAGGTACGGCTTAAACGCATTCCATAGAGATTTTTGTTCTTCAGTTTGTATCAATCTCATACCATCATCACCCTAAAAGTTTGCTGACTCTGTACTCGTTATACACTTCATCCATAGCTTTATCTTTTAAGCATTCAAAAGCATACTCACTTATATCCTCTATATTATAACCGTTATTTATCAATTTTTCAACCTTTGGAGCATAAATTTTATTAAGGTAATCGCAATATTCAAAATAATCGTTAATACTTCCGAATTTTGCTCTGTAATTTTTAGCGTCTTGCCAATGAATCAGTTCGTGAAGAATTGTACTCAATCCGTCTTGCGGACAAGCCAAGTTTTCTTGTAAGCCTGACAAATCACTTGTTGAAAAGTATGCTGAATTGACATTTAGAACATTTTGCATTGGCATATATGAAGCAATAGCATTTACTCGCATTTCTTCGGGAGTGACAATACAAATTTCAGGCTTTCCGCTTGTTTCAACCTCTCCGAGCATATCAAACGCTTTTCTCACTTGCATATCAAAATTATGAAGTTCTTTTCGTTTTAGCTTTACCTTATCTGAAATATAAACATTATCACACAATGTATTTGCCTTGTGGGTATCAATTGTAATTGTTTCGCCCTCAATTTTGCGTTCAAAAGTTTTTGATATATCTTCTTCAAAAACAGGTCTGTAATATTTCTGTTCATTGGTGTTTAGTGAGAATTGCTTTGTCTTTTCTTCAAGCGTATTCGCCCTATCGTGCCACTCATCGGCTCGGGTTTGGGCAATGCGTTTATTGTCCTCATCAAGGCTGTATTCGGCACGACGGTCAAAGCGTTCTGCCTGTCGCTGTGCATACTGCTGTTTTTCCTCAATTCCTCGCTGACGGTCAAGCTCTTTGATTTCATCTTCAGACAACGGTGCGTCCAAATCATCAAGTTCGGGATAATATGTACTTGTGCTGTCCTTACATCTCGGATGAAACAAACCGTTCTTGATTGCGGTTGAGAGAAGCGGATAGTTTCCGTCTGACTTTTTGCCGTTTGAATAAACATCGTCAATAAACACCTTGCCGATATATTTTGCACAATCGGGGCAACCGCCCTGTCTTGAGTTCACAACAACGAGGGATACTCCCCATTCGGCTCGCTTTTCGCCCTCGCCACGCAGATAGGCTCTTTTGTTGGCTGTTTTAACCGCCATATCCGCATAATCCGAGAGCGTGTGCCTTGCACCATTTTTGTATTCCACACAATTAAGACCTGCGTTGAGCATATCTTTACACGCCATATCAACGGCTTTTTCGTATGTAACCGCACCCGTGTTCATTGCAACCTGTGCGTTAAAAATCGCCTTGCGGTACTTGTCGTTGCTCATACGCAAAACTGCCGTTTCTGCCCTCTTTAAATCGTCTGTGGTCGATTTTATGAGTGCGTCAAGTTTACGGTCATTCACCTTAAAAAACTCGGCTGTGCTGTGTGCTGACGGCTTTTTCGGGGCTTTGAAACCGTCCTTGACAGCTTCAAGAATTTCTGCCTCCTGACTTGCATTTCCGTCAGCTTTGGCGGTGCGAATCATCTCTTCAACCTTGCCGTTAATGGTTTTGAAACGCTTGCCGAATTTCTTTGCGTTGTGCTTACGGTACTCTTCAAGACTTTTGAGCTGTTCAGCCTGCCATTGTGTCCAGTTGTAACCCTCTTTGGTTTCTTCGGCTCTGTGACGGCTGAAATTGCGCATCATGCTGTCGATAAGCTCGTTTTCAATTCTCTCAAAAGCCTCTTTAATGTTGTAATCACTCATTGCTTACTCATTTGCTGTCATCGTCCTGATTTGCGATATCTTCGGGTTTATCGGGTTCATTGCCCGTGTCGGTAAGGTCCACATCGTCAAGCTCCGATTTTTCTTCTTCGCCTGCAATGCCCTGCTCTTCCTTAATTCTCTGCACCTCTTCGGCTTTCCAATCCTCCGACTTGCTGTCGCCGTAAAGCTCGTCAACCGAGGTTTCAACTGACATCAAACCGCCCTGTCTTGCTTTTGACACAGTTTCAACCTGACTTTCAAAGCTCGGATTTGCATATTCGCCGAAGTTTACGGATACTTCCAAGCCCTCAACAATACCCTTGCCGTTAAGTTCACCGTCTGCATTGAGTACAACTGCAACAAGGCTTTGAAGTGCGTTCTGCGTAATTTTCACAAGGTTCTGCCTTGTGTAAAGGGTTGTCTTTTCCTTTTCACGCTGAGCATCTGCATTATCAAGCTTCTTCGTATCAATGCCGAGAGTTGACGGCGATATAATGCCCTGTAAGCAGAGGTCGAGGGCAGTAATGTATGAACTCAAATAACTTTCGTGCTGAATCTGCGGACTTTCGGTGTAAATCCTGTTGCCGTTGCCGTTTTCAGACATATCGTTGCCCACGGTGATAAATCGGTTGTCAAACGGATTTGGCGATATCGGCTGACAGGTTTCGGGATTTCTCGGAACAAGGCAACCAGGCACATACTGCTTTGTTCGGCAGGCTCTGAGTGCGTCCATCCACTGTGACCACACTTCATCAAGGCTGTCGAAAGCGTCTGTTTTTATGCCGATAATGCCCGCACCTCTGCCCTTGTGGCACGATTTGCCGTAAAGGACAGGTACAGCCCACATATATGATTCGTCAAATGTAACACCCTTTGAATCAATCCACGAAAGAGCGTCAACCGTGTGCAGGTCAATCTCTTTGCCGTTGTCATCATACAAAGCATAGTGAATATAGCCGTAACCGTATGTTTCTTCAAAACGGTAACGGCGGTGTTTTTGCGTGTAATCGGTGTAAAACTTAACCTCTCGGATTCTGCCGCGCACATATGTAAAGTCGATGTTTTCGGCAGGATACCATTCAACAATCGGAACATCTGATACAGCCGTGTCAAAGCTGACCTTAAAAGCACCGTCACCGACAACACATAGGTCACGGAGCATTTGCTTAACCGTGTCGGATAGCTTGTTCTGCTTTTCAATGTCTTCCCAACGCTCTGCATAAGCGGTTGAATTTTTACTTGTAACATCTGTGCCGTTGTAGTCGGCAATTACGATATTCACAAGCGTTTCGCAGATGAGTGACGGCAAGCCCGTGTGTATTTTACGGATTTCAAGCCCCTTTGTGCTTTTTGCCGCCCAAAACATAGTTTTGTTTGTATCAATCTGCTTGTACAGCTCCGCAAGCTGTCTGCTGTTGCCCCAATACCAAATGCGATTGATAAAGCACTCGGTCAGATGATTGCTTGTTTCGGTAACGGTAATTGTTTTGTCGCTTGCAGGAGTAATCTGCAAAAAGTTTTTAATTCCCGATCTGATAGATTCAGCCATTCTGTTAATCAGCCCCATTTATTTCACTTCCAATAATATTTTTAAACGGCAGCCACGCATATTGACCGCTGTTAATGCAATGGTCGTGACCGTCCTCGGGTGTGTTGTCTTTATCCTCTCGCCAGCTGTAAATTTCAAACTCGGCAATCGTGTTTTTACAATGTTCAAGCACAAAATAACAGTCGGTGGCAAGCCAGCCGAGTACAAGATTGATTCGGTCGATAATCTTCGTTTTCTTCCATGCATTTGCAAAGTCATAGACACAGCCGTGCTGTCGCTTATACTTTTGAAATTCGGTAATAGTCGCTTGGTCGGCGCTGTCAATAAAAGCCGTGCGTGCAAAGCCCCATTCATCACGGTTGCGGTCAAGAAAATCAATAAAATTCTTCACCGTGTCACTCGGGGCAATAGGTGTTTGCATTTCAGCGTTGTTATAAACTCTTTCATCAAGCTGAACACACTTGCCGTGATTGGTAATGCCGTAAAATGTCATTGCGATAGTGTCAGGCGACTTCTGCGAATAGGCGGTATCAAGACCTGCGGTGAACTGAACAAAGTGTTCCGACTTGCGGTTACAGTTCAAAAACTTTCCTGCCCACTCTTTTGATTTGATATGTCTTGCCCTCTCAAAATTCGGGAACACAAGGCCTGTTGCTCTGCCTCGCAAACCTAAAATTTTATTTTTATAGAGCTTTGTACCTTTCGGTGCAGAGTTCTTTTTCTTTTCAATCTGTTCGGGTGTAAGACTTAAATTGTCGGCAAAAGAAAAGAACCAATACCGCCAATTCGGTACAGGTTCTTCGGTAAGCTCCGCCGTAATCTCGGGAGGAACATCGTTTTCATATTTTTTAAAAGGACGGGAGCGGTTGACAAACTCCTTATACACAGGCAGGCTCGGATCATCGGGATTCAGCGTTGCAAGCATATAGTCATTACGGGTTGACATCTCTCGGATAAACTCGATATCGGCGGTGTTGATTTCGTCAATATAAACGCACCCAAACTGCGCACCGAGAACCATTTCCCACTTATCCCGACTGCTGTAACCGAGAATATAGATAATTTTGTCCTCAAACTTGATATGTGGCAGCTTGTAATCCTTGTCGCCGTTACCACAATAGACAGCGTTGCGGTGCAAGTCGAGAATACCGTTGTCCTGTTGAATTATAGTTTCCTCAGCCTTGCCCGTAGTTTTGGCGGCAATGGCGTGTATCTTCTTTTTACTTTGCGACACCATTCGCATAAACTTAACGCCTGCTCCGACGGTAGTTTTTCCAGACGCTGTAGTTCCTTCAAGAAATTCAGCCGACACATTTGTTGTGTTGATAAAGTCGATATACTTTTGTGACAACGGGAATTTGTTACTCACTCAGTCCCTCACCACCCAACTGTCTGAACACATCGGATAGCTTTTCGGACTGCTCAACCTTTGCGTCAACCTTAACGGTGTATTCGCCCGTCATCTTGTTGAGCGTGTCAATCGCCCTGATTCTGTCGGAGGTGTCCTGCCCGTCATTCCTTGCAATGTCAGACAAAGCAACCTGTCTGTCCTTTGCACTCATAATGCGCTCGTCCTTGAGCTTATCGGAAAGCTCCTTGATGTATTTTGAAACTCCAACTTTCTCCAACAATTCATACGCTCTTGCGTTTGCGTAATTTTCTGAATATCCTGCCTGTATCGCACTCTGAACGGTGTTACCGCTCTGCGCATAATATTCCGCAAACTTTCTCTGCCTTGCATTTAATTTGTCTTTCACGGTATCACCTCTCTTTGTCTGAAAATTCTAAAAATAAGCAAAAGAAAAGAGAGTACTAAATGCACTCTCAATTAATCAGTATTAAGCGTTAAATCATTAATTCTGTCATTCAATTCTGCCAGTGTATTTCTTAATATCAAACAGTCTTTAGGCGTAAGTAATTTATTGTCCTTATTGTTAATCAATAAACTATTAACTCTCAACAATTTTTGATAACAGGAAATAAGTAAATCAAGATTATTGGGATTGTTTCTCAATGCATATCGACATTCCATAAGCAAGCTTGCAAATTCACGATTATTAAGGTCAACATTTAATTCGTCACTAACATTTGGCGTATTAGAAAACATTCTTATTGAATCTTCAATAGCATCTAACTTTGAATATATTGATTTCATCATAAATCTATCGAAAACGACCTCATCAACTTTGGAATTATCTACAGTTGCATTTTCTAAATTTGCTATACTCATTAACGAAAATGAACCATTTTCATAAGTTTCCTTTATCGCATTAGCAATATCATCTTTTGCCTTAATAACATTTTCATACAACCTATCTCTCTTATAAAAAACAGTATTTATTCCTGCTACATCAAAAATTTTATCAGTAGCATCGTCCTGTATCAAAACTACTTTTTTACCATAGGCTTGTCGAATTCCTAATTCATACATAACATTCGGATTTCTTGAACTTAAATCGCAAATTGCCATATCACATTCAACTAAATTTTTCAAAATTTTTTGCATTATCGAATCACATATTTGATTGCTATCTGCTCTTATAGGTTCAAATCCTGCTTCTTTGACAGCAGGAACAATTATCTGTTCGTATATTTTGTCAAAATGACCTGCAGGGTATTTCGGCTGATCTGATATAGGCATTATAACAAAACAGGTTTTTGCCTTACTTTCTTCGCTCATATGTAGCTCTCCTTAGTTATTATATACCACTAATCTATCATATTATTTGACACAATTCAACGAATTTTACATTTTTCTGCAAACCGCACAATTAAGAAAGTAATAATTTGTATAAAATAACCACACACAACACAAAACCGCCCTCAAACGAGAGCGGTCTGTGCAATTTTTATCTTAGGAGAGTTTCACATATGTCCTGTTTGTCAAACTTTTATAATACCATTATACGCAGGGTAAGGGTGACATTCAATGACATTTTAAAATAATTTTACGAAAAATCGAACTTTTTTCGGAATGCCTGTAACGCTTCGCCGTGCAACCTCAGGGTATGCCTTACGCTCATTTCCATACACTCTGCAATATCTTCCCACCGATGACAATTTATGTAATACTCGGTCAAAATCGCAATGTAACGGTAATCATCAAGTGCGTTGATTTTACTGCGAATTTCAGTTTTCAACCGTACAAGATTGTCAATCTCCCGATTGATTTCAGCCTGTAGGTCTGCAATCCTGTCAACAATCCGCATAGGGTCATTAACTCCCGATGTCTTAACAGGTTCGTTTTGCTTAACCGATACCTGTGCAATATTCAGCCTAAGTTTCGACAGCTCGTGTTCTTTCGTTCTGATCAGCTTATCCGAAACCCTGACCGAATATAAATAATCTTTAACCGTCAATCCGCATCACGCTCCTCCTCGTCAAGCATACCAAGTTTCTGTGCCAACGCAATAACAGCGTTTACAATCAAATACAAATCCTTACCTTTGATGTTACACATATTAAAGCAAACATCGCCCTCATCATCGTTATCAAGTTTACCAAAATCAATAACAAGTCCCTTTGTAATCGTCTTGCTTTCATTGTTATCGTAATTAACGGTAATGTTTTTAATATCTTTCATTCTTCTCCCTCCCTTTAAAGCCAATGTTTTGTACAGTCAATACAGCTGCCATTGAATCGCTTTTCCATAGGACAGCCGACATACGGAGTTCCATACGGGCAGTCGAAAAAATTCATACAACTCCGAGCCATTTCATCAATTGACATCTGTTTGATTTTTTCAAAGTTTGTCACTGTTTTCACACCTCATCTCAACAATTCATCTGTTGTGATGTTAAATAAATCCGCTACAGCTATTATGGTTTCGATATTAGGCTCAAATTTTCCCTGCTCATAGTAAGATATACTTGTTCTGCTCAAATAGAGCTTTTCACCCAACTCATCTTGCGTTAATCCATTTTTAAGTCTTAACGCTTTTAGCTTTTCCGAGAATGCCATCACTTTTCACCGTCCTCAATAGGCAATCTATCCTTGACACTTATCCATTTACTCATTACTCTTCACACTCCTTATCCATTTTTGCACCGCAATAAGGGCAGTATGGATACAAATCAATGTCCTCATAAAAAGTGAGAAAGTTGCCACACTCAGAACATAAATAATTTGCATAACCGACACCCTCGCTGTCATATTCCCAACTTCCGTGCTTAATCTCTTGCATATCACACACGGTTGCTTCGTTAGGTTCACTTCCGTCAATCTCAATAATGCGTTTCACATTTTCGGCATTTCGCTTTGAATTGAAATACAAAGTGAAATTGCTACCATTATAATTGGGTATATCCAATGCATAGTCACCGCAAAAATCACGGATTTTTAATTCTTTTTCAATCATCGCTCTTCACCAATCCTCTCCGTCAAAACTTAATTGCCCCGGTAAAACACCATCCTGCATCCACCAGTGATAAACCTCAAGTCCGTTAACATGTTGTGTAGCTTTGCCTCTTTGCTTTCTCATTTCAAGCATCTTGTTGAATGCTCTTATATACAAATTTCGGTACTTGGGATATCGTGCAAATTCCGCAAATCTCTTCTTTTTACCTGCCAACGGACAGCCGATGCATCCAACACGATTAAATCCACAATTGTATAACGGATTAAGAATAAGATGCTCTTGGTTGATGTACTCCTTAACATCATTATCCGACCAATCGCAAATAGGGTTGAATATTATTTTTCCCTGCAACTGACAATGTTCAACTATCTGCCTCTTATCGTCATTGTCATTGTTAAGGATAATTCTATCGGAAGGATTAGGAGTATAGGTTTCAATAACTCCTTTCGACTGTCTTTTCGTGCTTTCCGCTCTCCGCACCCCTGTGACGAGGGCACGATTCTTACCGCCTGTTTCTTTCAGGATTGCACAGCAATATCTTACTAGCCGTGTAGGAGGAATACCTTTTTGCACTATCAGCGACCACATAGATGTCGGCTTGTCCTTGTATCTCGGCATATCAATGTTGCATTTTATGCCTTTAGATTCCAACTCATTAAATTTATTGCGTATGTGGTAAACTGTTTCGGGAGCATCAGCCGTTGTGTGACTATGTTGAGCTTCAAAGTCTATACCCGATTTAATCGCCAGATCTAAAATAATGTCGCTATCTTTGCCACCTGAGTAACAAAGCATAAGCGGTTTATCATAGTAGCGTTTACTTATTTCTGCTCCGTCACGAAGTCGCATTATAGCAACCTTTTCTAAGTCCATTACTCTTCACCGTCCTCAATAGGCTGATTCCAGCACTTTACACAGTTACCGTCTTTTCTGCAATCATCTATGCTCATAAGCCCTAAACGATAAGGACAAAAATTGGGTGTTCCATTATCCTCAAGCGAAATGTTTGGATAGTTTTTCAAAAGCTCTGTAAGATATGTCTTTGGCGGATGCTCATCGCTCCACCGCTGAACAGCTTCGATTGCTTGTTCAGAATAATACATTTCAAATTCTAGACACGGTAAACCTTCACCGTTATTATTACTGCACAAAGGACAGTTGCCACATTTAATTTCACACAGTCCGTTCTTTGTTCTTTTTGTCATCTTCAACTTTTCGTTGAAGTAGTTTGTAGTTTTCGTACAATCAATCATTTTCTTCGTCTCCTTCAAAATTAACAACTTTTCCATTGTCGGTGTAATCTCGTTTGTCAAATTCAAGTTTCAGCTTGTCGATGATAACCCTGTCGATATGTTCCCAGAACACCTCGTCAGTGTCAGAGTGTTCAATTATTTCGGTCATAGACTTCAAAGCCTTTGCACATCTGTCCCTGCCAAAGCCGAAATCTTTATGCAAGGCAAATACAATAGTCTTAAAAATTCGCCTTGTCAGGTCATTGATTTCTTTGTCCTTGACTTTCTGATATTCCCTGTCTGCAAGGCGGTTAATCTCCGCCATAGTCTCTCTTTTCAGCTTAACGGGTATTCTCGCTTTCAATGCTTTCTCTCCTTTCAAATTCACAGACAAAGCCTGTGCTTACGGGCTTGCAAAACCTACAGTGCTTACAGCAGTAAACGCAGATGTACAAACCTTTTTCAGAGTACGGGCATTTCCGTATGCTACACGGATGATATTCGTGTTTACACTTTCGACAAACCTGCAATTTCATAATCAATCACCCAATTGCAGATATTTTTCAATTGTCTGCTTTGCTGATGTACTGCCATAACATACCTTTACGGCGTATCCGCACCGTGAAAGATTCTGCAACCATTTATCCTGATGTTCAGAAGTCTTATTGTTGCCGACTTTAAGCTCAATATATAAGCCGTGATATTTACCTTTTGGCACAGCAAGGCATAAATCCGGAACACCTGCCCTAACTCCTTGCCTTTTAAGATGTGCGGCTTCGGCTTTATCTCTTCTGCCACCATTTGGAACAGCGTACAGCATTGAAAGTTCAGGATGTATTTTCATTTGCACACATTTATCCGCCCATTTAATGAGTTTACATTGCTCCTGTGCTTCAGACATCATTTTCATTTCCTCTCGTAAAACGGTAATTCTTATTTTTATCGGCTTTAATAAAAATTTTCGGATTAGCCATTTCTGAAATTCTACTGCCTAAAGCCTCATCAATCTGCGAAATCTGTTCAAGTGATAATTCAGATGTTATGATAGTCGGCAATCCTTCATTGTATCTGTAATTGATAATCTTAAATGTAGCATTGACATCAGCTGTTGAGACAAAATCGCCCCTGCGAGTTTTAAAGAAATCATCAATGTAAAGAATTTCCGCTTGCTTATATGAATTTATGAGAGCTTCATACACCTCTAAATTACTCGATGCCTGCTTGATTTTGGTAATATCATCCTGCCAAAGCATATATTTAGGTGCTTTGCCTTTTTTGAGTAATGCTCCGACAATAGCCGTACATATATGTGTCTTTCCACAACCGGGCTGACCGCCGAAGAAGAACCAATCAGAGCATTTGTCAATGTACTCATATGCTTTATCTTTCACATATTTCTGCCAATCTGAGGTTGTCTTGTAACTTTCAAAAGTATATCGTTTAAGAAGTTTTTGAAGACCGCTGTTCTGCATTCTGTGAAGTTCATCTCGAATTTTCATACAATCACATTTGCAAGCAACCACATCATATGTAACCTGCCCGAAAGGCGTTTCGCCTGCCTTTACACGGTAAATATAGCCTCGGTTCATACATTTCTCGCACTCATAGCCAATGAGCTTACCGGGTGTTGAGTTAAACACTTTTGCTTCTTGTTCGGCTCTTTCTCTCGGAGTGAGTTCTTTAGAAGACTTTCTCGCCCGTTGGATAATTTCCTCCGCTCGCTGTGGTGACATTATTCTTGACATTATCGCTTGGATTGAATCCATATCCTACACCTCCTCTGTCTTGGACCTTATTAAGCCATTTAGTTATGAACCCTTTGATACCATTCTTTGTTTTTCTCCTATTAGGATTAGCTTCGAGCCACCCCAACATCGAACGCAATTGTTGTTCTACATCAACAGCAGGATACAAAATTTTGTAGTGCTGAACATCAGATTTTGAAACTGAATAATTACTCTTATCGTTCAAGGGTAATGTAATAAAAATATTTTCACCGGCGGTGTCGGCTGCATTTGCAGACGGCATCGCATAATAATTATTTCTATTTACTTTACTTTCCTTTACTTTACTTTTCTTTGTGTCATTCTCGGAGAGATTATGTTCATTCTCGGAGAGATTATGCTCATTTTCAGGTATAACTATATAAGCCTTTGTTTCTTCCGTTTTCAAAAGCCAATATAATCTATTTATTGTGCGACCTCGCACGGAGCGTTTTTCGATAGCGTACATATATCGTTCTTGCATCATTTTGTTGGTCAGTATGCTCTCCCTATCAAACAGCCCGTTATCAAACAGCCCAATTCGTAAGCAAAGCTTAACTACCTGATTTACCGTATCTGATTTAATTCCACCGCTCATTCGTTTCGCTATCGTGGCAGCACTGGTTTCTTCTCGCCACTCATAATAGTAACCATTTGTTGCATAAGCTTTGGTACAAATCCAAAAAAATACTCCAAAGCCGTCCCAACCCTGTGCATCAATAAGCACATCAAATCTCTCATCATCATCGAACAAGTGAACATCCCAAGCCGCAAAGTCAAGCCCTCGCTTTGGTTGTCCAGCCATTCACTGTATCACCTCTTTCTTTTTGTATTAAGTTTCAGCTTTGTACAAAGATATTCATCAAGCTCTATACCGTAGATTTTGTACTTATCAAACAGCTCTTTTTCGTGCCGATGTGCTTCATCGTGGTGCTTTCTGCAAAGGCATATAGCTTTTAATCCTATATGTACAATCTGTTCCCTATCTCGCCCCATACCAATTCTGTCAACATGATGAACTTCACCTGGTGCATTGCATATTGCACACTTACGATTTTCAAGACAACTGTACAAGTATCTGCCTATATCATCTGTAACATTAAGCAGAGTATCTCTTGTTCCGATATTTTGGTAGAAACAAAAATCTATCAGATAGCTTATGAAATCTCTTGCTACGCTTTTTTCGCAATCAGACAGCGAAAAGTATTCAATGCCAAATTCACCGCAAAAATTAAACTTGAAATATTCTTTAATCCATTCGGGATTATCTCCGCACCAAAATGCTATATCTCTGATGATTGCGTATATTTTTCTTCGCTGTTCGGCAGAAATCGTGCGTCCGTCAACAATTCTGAGTTCAATTTCATGTACTTGTTTCTGTGCAAGTTCTCTGCCGATACGCTCATGCGGTCTTACTATTAAGTTATATCCGTCATAAGATACTATGTTCGCTGATGTAATCATACTAAGTCCTCATGTTGGTGCATATAAACGAAGAAACTGTTATTACCCATATTTTGATACAACCATTCATCGCACTTTTCTTTGCTCAAATGTGTACGAAGAACTCTATCTTCGTACACATATTGACCTTTCAATCGTTTATCTTTTATTCGATTAAGTAATTCTGTTTTTGAGTAGTTAGCTTCTACAAGATACAAATCGTAGTTCTTAGCTGTTATATGAGCGATTTCCGATGTATCAGTTGCGTATATAACTTTATATATCCCCTGTTGAGTGTTGAAGTGTAACTTCCAGCCGATATTAGGAACATCATGCCGAAGTGGTACTGCTGAAAAAGTAATATTGCTGATTGAGTACCATTTATCCTGAGCGACTATGAAAGAATTGTATTGAAAGGAGGTATCACCTAATAAAAAAAGCTTTTTGCAAAGATAATTGGGGTAAATTATCCGAATACAAGGGTGTTCGGACAGCAGTCGCTTTAGAGTAGCAACATTACAATGGTCTCCGTGTTGATGAGTTAAAAAAACATATTTAACTCGGTCAACCACTTCACACTCAACAAGTTTGTTGAACGGCACTCCGCAGTCAATCAAGACCTGACCGTCAAGAAAGACTGCGTTGCCATTAGAGCCTGTGCTTATTATCTCTAAATCAATCATTTCATTCTGCAAGATCATCAATAGAGAACTGTTCTTCATCCGGTTCAGATGAAGATGAATTGTAAATTTCAGGTGTTTCAGCAGGAACTTCTGCATCAATCATGGTATCGGTGTCATAATCGGGAGTTCCGTCAGCATTGATAATATGATTATCAGCTTCATATGCTGTCTGCATTTCAACACTCATAATACCCCATTTGCTTATAAGCTGTCTGAGCATTGTCTTTTTTGCCATAGCATCAAAATCCTTTGCCCAAAAAGTGTAACTTGTACCCTTATTGACATCGCTTGCATATCCGGCTGAATACTTCATAGCGTGCTGTTTCATCTTATCCTTACTCCAGTAAAGAGCTTTCTCAAAGCCGTTTACATAGCGAAAATAAGCATAATATCCGATTGTTTCAGCTGTTTCACGCTCTGTTTCATCTTCAATCATTTTGATTGTAATTTCTTCTGTGAGCGGATCCCAATTAAGAAGTTCTCTCTCTTTGATTTCCACCACATTAAGTCTTTTATACTGTCCTGAACGGATAGCAAGCTGAATATAGCCACGATAGCCAAGAACAAATGTAGCTGTTGTACGCTTATTCTTTCTGTCCTTAAACGGGACCATATAATACTGTCCGAGCTGTGGTGACGGAGGAAGTCCGAGAGAGTGACCGCAAAGAGCCGCCGAAAGAATTGTAGCTGCATCGCATTCTTCGAGTGCAGGATTTGTACTCACCACAGATGTGATAGCCGCCGTAAATTTCTGAATTTCCTTCGGGTCTTTCATTGAGTTTGAAAGACTTTTCTGAAAAGCCTGTGTCTGGAGCATTGACGAAAACTTCGGCTTTCTCTGCTGAATCTGATTGTTTTGATTATTATAATTACTCATAGCGCAATCCCCTTTCGTTGATTAACTGCTTAACAGTGAGTGCAAAATCTTTAAGCTGTGATTTTGTACCGTAAACCTTGAATGACAATGACAGAACTTTTTCATCTTGCTGTGGCTGTTCTGATATTTCTTCAACCGGAGGAGCAACTTCTTCAGGCACATTTGCAACAAACGGTTCATATTCGTGAAGAGTGTTGCTCACAGCCTGCTCGGCTTTTTCACGCTCTGCTCTTTCGGCTTCTGCCCTTGCTTTTTCTTCTTCAATAGCCTTGTACCTCTCTGTTACGGAAGTTATTGCAACCGATACATTCAAAGACCGCTTATACTCGTACAGGATTTCGTCCTTGTGCTCCTGCGTTGCGATAAGCTTTAAGTCATCCATAACCTTGTCCAAAAAGGTCTTAATGGTTTCTTTTAGCTTTTTGAGAGATACGCTCATGGTTATATTCAGATTAACCTGCTCATATGTTACGAAGTCAATACCGAGTGATTTCTTATATTCTTCAAAATAACTCATAGACTTTTCGTATTTAATCCTTTTTAATTCCTGCTCGGTAGCGTTAATTTTGCCCTTGAGCGCCGAATCTGCCTTTTTGTACGGATTTGTTACACAATCCTTATAAACTGTTTCAAAAGCCTCATAAGGTGTTATTATTTCCGATTTAACCGCTTTTCGGCGAGTTTCAAATTCCGCAAATTCCTTATTGAGCGATGAACGCAACTTCTTGATTTCCTTGTAGTTTTCGTCTGTACATATCATTTCGCAGGCAGTGTTTACCTTTTTCTCAATTTCAGATTTAACCAGCTTGAGATTCTCGATGATGACAGGAATCTGAGCTACCTGAATTAAATCGGTTGAATCAGGTTCTGCATCATTAACTGTTGACAGATTTTTTACTTCTTCCATATCAGCAGTTTCAAGCAAATTAACGGGTTCTGTAATTTTGGTCATTTTATGTTACCTCCTTAATCTATTGACCATTCTTCCTCGGTAATGCCGTGAAAAAGTTCGGCACATTCACGAGAACAGAAAATATCATCATTTGTATCTCTGAAATATGTATAATCATATCTGAGTTCTGCGTTGCACGCTCTGCAATGCCCCATTACCAGTACTTGCGGTGCGTTTGGGCACATCGGATTACACGGAGTGCTTCTGCATACTTCGCACATTTTAATATCTCCTAACTATTGATTTTTCGATTCAATATGATATAATGAGCTTGTTTAAATTTCTTTTTGTTTAATCCCGTGTTGCTGTTCCTAAGCAATGCGGGATTTCTCTTTGCCTGCAAGTTGCATTTCAAACAACGCCTTTGATACTCTTTCAGCTCTGAGTTCTTCCCTGATAAGCTGTTCAAGGTAATAATCCTCAAGGCGTTCACCGTTTGCATCACCAAATCGGCTGATAATAACCGCCAACTTGTTCTTAGCGTGTGCCTTAGCAATTTCAAACTCAGATTCAGTGCATATGTATCCGTTTGAGGATATAAAATCAGTGTAATTCAAAATATTTTCCCACCTTTATATTTGATAAACATTTTGCTAAGGTCCGCAAAATGTTCTTTTCATCAAACAACCTTGTAGTCGTTGGCATTTTCAACCCCCACACATTCAAAATTGAATGCTTCGGATTCAGGCGTTTCAAGGGCTTTGAGTTTGCGTTTTAGCTCTCTGTTCTCGTGACGATAACCGCTTGACGCTGTTTTTTCAAGTGCAAGGTCTGTTCTTGCGTTTCTCAGTTCAATGCTGAGATGTCTGTTCTCTGCTCTGAGGTTTTCCACATCTTTGAGCAGTTTTCTGCGTGTCGGATAGTTTCTTAAATGCCACATTTGTTACACTCCTTTCAACGGGTTTGAACCGAGAATATAATTGAGAAACGGTATTCTCGGAATACGGATAGATGTGCCGACTACAATTACATTGAAGCCCAATTTTTCGGGTTCGTCCTTTGCCTGTTCACGCAACTTTTGCGGAGCAACTCCAATAGCCTTTGCGGCGTCCTCAGAAAGCAGATAGAAATCACTGCTATCCATAATTTCTTTGATTTTTTTGTTCATCTGAACTGTGTCCATACTTTTCGCCTCCTATTTTTCGTTGGTAATTTTATCTGAAACGATTTCGACTGATTCAACATCAGCTACGCTGAGTGTCAGTTTGAGCAGTACAACCTCGCTGACCGTTCGTGTTATCTGATAGCTTGTAACATACGGAATTTCTGTTCCGTCAATTTCAAGAAGGAACTTGTCCTTTGTGTCAATAAGTTTAAGTTTTGCCATTTTCTCACCTGCTTTTCGATATTTTATTGCTTTATTACCCAAATAATGTTATTATTTATTTAGAAAGGTGGTGCACATATGAGTGACCAAAACATAAATGATACTGCTTATGGTGTTACAAAAGCTGTTTTAGAATCAGAAGCAGTAAGTAATCTTACAAATCCACCAACAAAAGTTGTAGGTGGTCTGTTAGCCGATTTCATAAACTTAACTGTAGGTGGCATACATTATGCTTCAATAAAAGCCGAATTAAAGCGCCAAAAAAAGTTGGAAGACTTTAAAGCTAACATTCAAAAGGGTGTAGATAATATTCCAACAGAACATAAAGTTGAATCGAGAGAATCGATTATTGGACCTGCTCTTGAAAAAGCGAAATACCTTATGAATGAAGACGAAATTCGTGAAATGTTTGAAAAGTTAATCGTCAATTCATTCGACAGTAGAAAAATCGAAAAAATTCATCCGTCTTTTTCTGACATCATTCAACAAATGTCGCCTATAGATGCCCAAAACCTAAAATGTTTTTCAGTTGAAGAAAATTTGCCAATATGCGAAATAAGGATGGAGCTTGAAAAAGGCGGTCATAGAATTTTGCAAACTAATATTTTTTGTAGTAATAAGTTTTGCGATTCAATTGAGCAACAATCAATTTCTTTATCGTCTTTATCTCGTATGGGTCTTATAAGCATCGCATATGATCAATACTTAACTGATGATTCAGTCTATAAGATTTTTGATTCTTTACCTATAGTAGTAGATTTCAAAAATCAAATAGAAGCCGCAAACAAATCAAATAACAGTAATCAAAAATTTGATTTACAGAAAGGAGTTGCAAAACTTACTCCTGTTGGAAAAGCGTTCATTGATGTTTGTCTTCGTCCTTTGCCCACTTAATCAGATCCATAATTTGAGCGTCGTGCTTATCAAGGTAGCTGTCTATTATTTTATACAAATGGGCGGCTACTATTTTTATAGCTAATACTGCTGAAACAAAAGCTGTGCAAAGCATTAGCAGTCCTAAAATTATTATTACTTCCGTCTTTCTTCACCTCTTTTCAGCTAAGTCCGTTTAATGGGACTGCGATTGTGGTATTATTGATTGTGGGGGTGTTGGTTTAGTTATTAGCTTTATCACGCTTTAAGCGTAATTCGGAGCCAAAAAAAATAAAATCAATCGGGAAATCGTAAAGTTCACCGATTTTATGAACCATATCCCAGTCAGGAACATTAGCACCACTTTCGTAGTTTTGAAGAGTTCTTTCATTGATTTTAAGTCTTGAAGCGGCTTCTTTCTGCGAATATCCTGCATTTACTCTTGCCGCCGCAAGTGTGATTTTAGGATAATTAACTTTAGTGTTGAGCATTTCGTCACCTCCTTACAGCTCTAATAATATCACGCTAAAAGCGTAATGTCAAGCTAAAAACGAAATATTTTTAAAAATATCTTGATTTTTTTACGCTTTTAGTGTATGATTTAGATAAATAAAAGGTAGGTGTTCAATATGACAGATAACAGTGAAATAAACAAAAAGATATTCGCTAAAAATTTCAATTATTATCTTGCCATAAATAATAAAACTCAGGCTGATATTGTTTCAGACTTAAAAATCACAGCCTCAACAGTTTCAGACTGGGCAAATGCAAAGAAGTATCCACGAGTAGATAAAATGCAAATGCTTGCAGATTATTTTGGAATACTTAAATCGGATCTAACGGAAGAACACGCAACATCAAAACTTACTGATGATATAGAACTTCAGGAATACCTTGAAGAACTCAAAAACAGAAGTGAAATGCGTATGCTGTTCAGCCTTGCAAAAGGTGCTACAAAAGAAGATGTTGAAAAAGCTGTTCGTATCATTGAGGCATTGCAAAAGGATGAATGATTATTGGGCGATATTTATATTAGAGGAATTGAACTGCCGCTGACTGTAAAAGGTGTTACTGTTGTGGATTCAGACGGTAATTTCAACGTTTACATAAATATTTTATTAAGTCATGCTGTTCAGCAAAAAGCAACAAAACACGAATTGAAACATATTAAATCAGAACACTTTTATGATTATGAGCCTGTTGTTTATAACGAACTTGAGGCTAATGCAATATGAATTAGGGTGATTGTAATGGGTAAGGAACAAAACACTTTAGCTTATACCTTAAAGCGCTGTAAGGAATACAATAACGACACCTTTCAGATGTTTGCAAAAGGCTGCAATTACTGTTCAAAATACGGTAACGGCAAAATTTATTCAATAAGCGGTACATCCGATAAATACCCTTCTATGATGACTATTCCCGAGGATCTTGTCATTGGCAGATGTCCTCATTGTGACAGAGCTATCTCGTTTGGTGTGCATTTTCCGGAGCTTGAAGATTTAGATAAACCGCTTTCTAATAGTGAAGTCAAACAACTTGAAAGACAGAGAGGTAAAACTATGGCAAACAATTCACTTATAACATTAAACTGCCCGAATTGCGGCAGTCAGCTCGAAGTTAATTCTACAGAGATGAAAACCAACTGCAAATATTGCGGCACTCAAATTCTTATTAAGGATTTCATTACCGAACGCAGAATTGATAAAAATGACAAAATAAAGGCACTTGAAGATTTGGTAAACAATGCGGCAAATAACGGCGATTATGCAAAGGCATATAAGTACAGCGAAGATATTTGCAAGCTCGATTCATCAAATGAAAACCTTGTCAAGATGAACCTTTTCGGCTTTATGGCAGGCAAGATTGATTTTAACAGTTCATTGCTCGATGATTTGTACTCGTTTTCTCCCGATGAACACAGAAGCTACCTCAGCAGGATTTTAGGGGCAGTCAACACCCGTAAGCAAAACGAGCTTGACAAGGCTCTCAAAATTGCCAATGAGCAGAGAAGAAGAACCGAGGCGGCTCAGATTAACAACAAATATACCCCTGTTATTTTTCAGATAAATACCGAGATAAACAAGATGAAGCAAAAGCGTTGCAAGTGCGGTCATATGCTTGAATACAACGAAAATGTTTGTCCGAGCTGCGGCATGAATTACGGTGACTATCAAACTGAACTCACCCGTATTAAAAAGGAAAAGAACAAAAAAATGGTAAAATTGGGCATAATCATCTGCGTGCCTGTTGTAATTGCCATAGTCGTTTTTGCATTTGTTTACAACGCAAATCTTGTGAACAATATAAATACCGCAATTGACAGCAAGAATTATTCAAAAGCTGAACAGCTGATTGACGGCTATCAGGAGGCTAACCCTACACGAACAGATGTTTATGAACTCTACGCCGACCTCTATCTTGCAGAAAACAACCCCGAAAAAGCCATTGAAAAGCTTGAAGAAGGAGTCCGCCGTGTTTCCTCATCAGGCAAAAAAGATTTGCAAAATAAAATTGACGCAATCAAACAGGAATATAATTTGGAATAATCCCATGTCAAACCGTTGCCACAGCACCATACACCGACAGCCATGGTCTGCCGATTAAATAGAATAAATAAAAAAATCCGCCCTAAAATAGGAAATCAATTTCCCATTTTGGGGTGATAAAGCGAAAATGTTTACTCGAGTAAACAAAATAAGTCAGCGAAAATGTCCACTCGAATGGACAAAACAAATTCTGAAAATGTGCAATCGATTGCACAAATTGGAATGATAAAGCGAAAATGTTTACTCGAGTTTACATTTTGCAGTAATGTTGAGGTGGAGAGTGGTGGAGGGTTTACGGGTTTTTCTAACCTTTCGTATAAGAAAAATAAACTAATATTATATATAGAAAGGGTTCTTTAAAATCGTACCAAACCCACCACAAGCCTCCGCACATAAGCAATAAAAAATCCGCCCTGCTCGAGGACCAGTCGAACAGAGCGGAATCACCTACACAGGGTGCAGATGATACGATCACACGCAAAATAATTGTATCACAATCCCTTGTGTTTTTCAAGTAATTTAAAGCACAAGGGATTTTTGCACCCTTTTTTAAGCAAAAGGAGTGTATAAAATGAAACTGCCTAACGGCTACGGCTCTGTTTATAAGCTGAGCGGAAACAGGCGCAATCCGTGGGTTGCCTGCGTGACAATAGGATACAACAAAGAAACACGCAATCAGGAACGCAGGGTTATAGGCTACTTTCCCAACAAGCCGAAAGCTCTGAACGCTCTTGCTGATTACAATCAAAACCCGTTTGATGTTGATTCGGCAAGACGCACTTTTTCAGAAATTTATGAACTTTGGTACAAGGAGTTCATCACTGAAGACACAAATCCGAACACCAAAAGACAGTATAATGCGGCATACAAACAATGCTCAATGTTATACAATCGCAAGATGTCCGATATAAAAATCATTGATATGCAACGAGTTCTCAACAACTGCAACAACGGTTATCAATCGGTTAGGCGAATTAAAATTCTGTTGAACAAAATCTACGAATACTGTATATTTCACGATATGCTCCATAACAATCTTGCAGAAAAATTGAAAATCAATGCCAAGTCAGATGAAACAAAACGAGCACGCAGGGAGTTTTCGGAAAGCGAAATAAATCTTTTGTGGGAATATTCAAATCTTGATTCGGTAAAAATAGTGCTTATGCTGATTTATTCGGGAGTGCGTGTGTCTGAATTGCTCAATCTGAAAATTTCAAATGTAAACCTTGACGAACAAACTTTCTTTGTTGAAAGTTCAAAGACCGATTCAGGTGTACGAACCGTGCCTATAGCAGACAAAGTACTGCCGTTTTGGCAGAAATTCATCAGCGATTCTCAATGTGGATATGTTCTGAATAACACCAATGGCAAGCCGCTGAAATACGATAACTTTAAACGCAACTACTGGACACCTCTGCAAAACGATTTGGGTTTGGACCACACCATACACGAAACAAGACACACCTGCATTTCAATGCTTGTATCGGCAAATGTGAACCACACAATCATCAAAAAAATAGTCGGTCACAAGTCGAAAATGGACTTGACCGAAAAGGTTTACACCCACATTAACCCCAAAGAATTGGTGAATGCAATCAACAAAATATAGTCTTATATTATCTTGAATTGTTCATAATTATGCTCCGTAGCTTACATATAGCTAACAAAATCCCCCATTTTCCCCATTCCTATCCCCCTTGCAAGTTACCTGCACCAACAGCCGTTTCTTATGTAGGGACGGCTGTTTTGTATCGCATTTTCGGTCTGTTTTATGGTGATTTTCAAAATATTTGAATTAATTTTTAATAAAAAGCGAAAATTATGTTGACAAATCCGAAAATATGGTATATAATAATCAAGCTGTTGTTATTAAACAACATTTCGAGGTGTAGCTCAGTTTGGTAGAGTGCTTGGTTTGGGACCAAGATGCCGCAGGTTCAAGTCCTGTCACCTCGACCAAAAAAGGTGGTTTTTTAACCACCTTTTATTTTTTGCCAAAATTACTTAAAATGCCTTAAAAGTGGCTTAAACACTGGG